ACTCCAAGATTCTTCACTACTGATCTGACCTATCCACCAGACAAAGCCGTCTCTACCAATAAAATTATTTTTTATTAGAAAATCTTCCATATCTTAGGCGTTGCCAAATTCTCCGTAGGTATCTCTTATCAACTTCATAGAAGTGAGGGATTGAGTTCCGTCAAAACTATGACACAGTTCCTTAATCATATATAGACCACTTTGTTCACGGTCATATTCTTTTGTGGCAGAAATTCTTGGAAAATTGCACTTAATTACATCACCAACTTCAAGATTGGTGTTGACAGGAACTGTCATGGATAACTGTTGCATAAACAGTAGATTGTATCTCATAAGTGCCTGTCTCTGATACAAAAGACCGGAACCATTGGGTGTTACTGAAGCACCAGAGTCAATAGTGCCAACACTGGCAACTGAAGCAACGATTCTACTTGGCATGTCTGCAAGAGTGATTCCAGAATCATTTACAACTTTCGGAATCTCTGGATCTGAACCAAGATTTTTTGTTTTGTTTGTATAGTCATTAAGACTAAACTTACCATTTTGGGGAAGAGTAAATTCACCTGTAGCGGGATTGAACTCTGCAAAGAAACTAGAATATGTGCCAAGTCTTAGTTTCTTCAGAAGGTCATTGTTTCTCTCAATAGAATAGTTAAGTATCTTGAAGTCATCGTTTTCTAGTGGATTCTTTGGTGCTTCATAGTAAGTGTAAGTGATTGGTTTGGAATTACTGACACCATCAGAAATTAGTTTATCAATCGACTTAAACTTAAAACCACTCTTTGTCTGATAGAAGAAGAATCCTGCAAGACCATCTGTGGGAACTGCTTTTGATGCTAACCAAACCAAAAGATTAAATGGTCTCTTCAAGTTACCATAAAAACCATACTGATTTTGAGTCTCATCAACTTCAATATCAGTCTTCAAATAGTCTTTTCCAATTTTAGTTACAGAGTCGCTGATTCTCAAATCTCTTGGAAACTTTTGATGAACTCGGGTTGTTTCGTTTGTAATTGCTTCTCTAGAAACTAAATCTAGTGCAAATAATTCTCTCTGCCCTTCACGAATGATATTATTTACACTAGAGACATAAAAATAATCTTCTGCTTTAGAAGCAAAATCTAGTAGAGGATTATCTCCGTTTGGTTTTACTTTTATTGATAGTCTCTCGCCACCTCTGATAGGAAGACCACTATAGATTGACTCAAATTTATCATCTTTACCAGGAACTGTTCCACCAGTGTTAACTACAATCATCTTTGCAGTGATTGTTGGTGAAAACAAATCTTCATAATATCTAAATGCAACAACACCTAACCTTAGATCTACTGTTTTAGATCCATCATTAGATTCTATAATAATCTCTTGATATTCGGCAGAGTCTCTTGCTGACATTTATGTTAGTGCTGTAAATTGCATTTTATCCCATGTATTATTTACCATAGCAATAGGTGCCTCAAAAGTTCCTTGCTGTTGTTGTGGTGCTCTTGCTGCCTGTTGTATCTCTGTTATTGATCTATTAATAATGAGAATGTCTCTACCAGTTTGTGGTGCCATAGCAATATTTTCAGAGAATGGTTTTGTTGGTAAACTATTAATTAAAGTTTCTCCAGGTTTATATGTCTGTGTTGTCCCATCTGGATATGTTATTGTTTGAGGATCACTAGCACTACCTGTTGTCTGGGCTCTATTAGATTGTCTTGATGATCTCATACTATCAAGAGTGGATCCAGCTTTAACTGGAGAAATACTTGCAGCATTTTGACCTATTCCAGCATATCTAGATTGACCTCTTACTCTTCCTGCTTCAGCATATTCTAATCCTACAGCAGCAAACTCTCTTGCCAACTGCTGTAAAGCAGTTCTTCTATCGTTAGATCTTCCATTTATATACGCACCAATTTCTGGTCTTTTTACATCTATTAGATAATCAAATAGTTTATTTTGAGTTCTTGCATCAAATAGAGTGTCGAGAGGAATCTTGGTGTAATTTACTGCTCCCCTTAAAGTATCAGGGATAAATTGATACATTCCAACGGCAAAAACTCTTTTTTGACTCTGCGCTTGCAATATTTCACCGACAGTCATTTCTGTCAGATTCTTTCCAAAAATAGATTTCGCTCCACCAGGAGTATCACCAGCATTTCCTTTATTGACAGAGTTTAATCCACCCTCACCACTAGAAATCAAAGCGGCAAGTTTTGGATACTTTGTACCACCACTTCCTGCTCTTGTTTCTTCCTTAGAATCTTCTGCAGTATCTTTTCCATCCCTATCCCCAAATATCTTTGGCAATCCTGGTATATTAAATTTATCAATATCAAAGGTAAATCCTTCAAATTTATTAAGGTAATCAACCAAATCTTTTATGGTATCAATTTTTGCTATTCTATTGATAATCTTTGCTACTCCGTTTTCAATACTGATAAAAGCATTTTTCATTTTATCAACAGCATTGTCAAATAAATCCTTAACGGTTCCAAATTGAAATACATCTATACTCCCAATTGTTTCACCGATACGCTCAATAAATCCGGTTATATTTGTAAACATTCCATTGACAAAATCTTGAAGAATTCCAAAATATTTTTGCATTCTCCCAATCAAATCTTGAGCCATACTTATGATTGCTGGGAGATTTGTTACTGCCCAACCAATTAAAACAGTTCCAAGATAATCAAGGATTCTTCCTAAGAATCCTTTAGTGCTGCTCATAACAACTTTTCCAGTTCTTCTGATTGCACCAACAACACTGCCCGCCTCAATTATATCTTCTCGCTCTCTCCTGAGATTTGCTTCTCTCCTCCTGCGGAATAAAGTTGAAGATAGTGATAATGACTTTCTTTTATTTCGATTGCTATCTATTAAAGACTTCGATATATTTGCAGAAGAAGATTGTGCTCTTCTTACACTTTCACTAAGAGAATTTACAGACTTATTAATTCTCTTTAAATTTAAAGATGATCCTAGTGCTAGTGAAGAGTTTGCCATATTATCCTACCACGTTGTATTGTATTTGCGAATACATTAAGTAGAAATTATCTGGATTGGAACTTGCCACTGGCGGCAAATATGTTGCCTCACCAACAGCAGCAGGAATATCTTGCTGTTGACCTTTTGTTCCACCATCAACATTTACAACAGAAACATTGGGAGTATTATTTTTTGCACTTTGTGTGAGACTTTGGAATAAAGTGTCCCTAGTCATTCCTAGTTGAGGTATAAATTTCTCAACTGTTGGTTGTATAAGATTATATGCTTGTGGGGCAAGGAATGGTAACCCAACAGATGCAAGTAGTCCAGGCAATCCACCCAATCTCAACAATGAAGGCAATAATGCCAGACCACCAGCAGTTAAAGACTCTCCTGCAGATCCTCCCGTAAAGAAGTTGAGAATAGCAGCAAGTGGTCCCGCAACTCTTCCTCTAATCATTGGACCAGATCTGCTAGGTCCTGCTGTTGGTGCTCCCGCCCTCGTTGCATTTGCTCCAGCATTTGCTGCTGTAGCTGCACCAGATACTACTGCTGGTGTTGCTGCTGCTGCCGCCGCTGTCGATGGCGTTACTACTGCTGCTGCAGCTCCAGGAAGTGCAGCAATTCCTGCACCAATCGCTGTCAGCAATCCACCAGCAAGACCCATAATAAGTTTAAAAGGTCTCATTAAGAAGTTTTTAACTGCTATCTTACCTAACAGACTGCCAAGTCTTGTCAAGGTTCCGAGTGCTGTGGAGAATCCACCATTAATACCAATAAAAATTCCACCAACAATAGCGAGGTCTTTTACAATCTTGTCAAAAAGATTTTTAAGACTGAATTGTCCTTTTTCTGTTAATTCTCCAGTTGATTTAAGTATTCTATTAAGAAGGAATCCACCAAGTAGAATATTAAAGAATCTACCAAGATTTGCCAGAGTTCCTTGTGCTTTTGCTCCGACCTTTTGAATTGGAGCAACTAATGCTGCCTGTATCTTTGATTCTACCTGACTCTCTTTACCCTCTCTAATCTGACGCTCTGCTAATATCTGCTCCTGTCTTGCCTTCTGTTGTTCCTTTAAAGTCTCTAGAGTAGATGTCTCTCTAATCTGATTACCAATACCTTGCAATGAAGCAGAAAGAACTGCAACTTGCTCTGTGATTCTATTAAGAGAATTATTTACATTTAATAAAGCGAGTTGGTTTTGTCTAAGAGCAGCAGAAGTGTCTGAGTCTTCTCTTTGCTGCTGTGCAGACTTACCAAGAAAACTGTATGCTGTTATTCTACTTCGATTAACACCAACTATTGGCTCAGCCATTTAGTTCAGATTGCCTTTGCTTTAGATTTTCCTCTTCAATATACTGTTGGAGAAGAGTAAGATAGACTTCTCTTTCCCAAGGTATCATATTCTCTAACTCTGTCAATGAATATTTATGATGCTGCATCAAGGCAAAATTAACCTTAAAGTATGACTCAAGATCCTCATGAGCCATACTCACCCGAAAAAAGCAGTCAATCCCTCCAAAACAATATCACTTTCAACACCAGTCTTTGGATTTGTCACTGTGACTGTGTGAGATAACTTAGGCATTGTCTCAAAGAAAGTTTCAATCTCTTTGAATTGTTTTGAACTTAACTGTTCCAAAAACTGTGTCAACTCTTTTTTTGTGCAATCAGCAGCAGACCAAGATTCTTCTTCAGAATACACTTGCTCTACACAAGACGCAATTAAATCAAAAGTGTTATCGACCGTTACCTCTTCTCCACTGAAGTTGTTTTTAATGAACTCCTCAAGTGAAGGATACTTCATACGAAGAACTAGGTTATCATCTAGTTTAATATCTCTACTATGATTCTTACCTTTTTGAATCTGGATATCATCAAGATTGATAACAGTGGGAACTTGTGTTTCACCGTCATCGGGGCAGGTTACCATTACTTCAACTTCTTCACCAACAGACTTACCTCTGATGTTGAGGAAGAGATACTCAATGTCAAAGGTAGAGAGTTGGTCTACCTTGACTCCGCGAGTGATAATACAACTGGAGATAACTTCTTTGATTGCATTTGTAATCTGCTTCTCATCTTCACTTTCCATAGCGATGATGAGGATTTTTTCTTCTTTGACTAGAAAGGGTCTATACTTAATTTTCTTTCCAGTCGAAGGTAATTCCAACTCATATGTTGGCGTAGAGATTTTTGGTAAAGGCATAACGACCCAAAGATTTCAGATAATGATATTTATGCTGTTGTGGTAAAAGTTGAATTGAGAGGATCACTTGCTGGTAAGATAACAGTTCCAGGAATTCTTGGATCGGGAATTGGAACATCTGTGTTTACTGCCAAATTCTGGATTATGCCATTTACTTTATTATTATCAACACCTCTACGAATAGAGTAACTATCAAACTTACCAGCAATATATCTGTCGAAACTAAAGGTTGCCGTTGCTTTTAATACTTCAGATGTTTCATACTTAACAGTCGTTGAAGAAAGATCAATCGGAAACATACCATAGAAAGTATACTCTATCTCTTCTTTGTAGTCTCTGTCAAACTTGATAATCTTAGTTTGGTTTGACTTATAAGAATCTGGATACTCCATTCTGTAATAATATCCAGAATCACTCTGTCTCTGCCCAGAACCATTACCAATGAATTCCATCCAGTGGTCTAAGAACTTTAGAGTCTTATATTCCTTATCAACATAAAACTCAAGTTGTATTTGGGTGAAGAGTCTGGTATGCGCCATCTTCTCAGAGACACCCATATAGTTTCCAACAATATCAGCAGTTGCCAATCTGCTTCCAGGAAGAACTGCTGAGTAGCAAAGAAGACCAGAAGTTTCTGTAATAAATCTATATCCAACT